TGCGGCGCCCGACGCTAACGGCAACGTGTCGAGCTTCTTTGTTCCGGCAACCGCCGATATGCCAGACCCGGCCAAGTCGCTTGCTTCGGCTGTCTCCCAGGCGAACCGCCGTTACGGTTCCGTCGTCGGCAAGAATGCTCGCGGTCATGACAAGTATCAGTACACGCGCGTTTTCCGTATCACCGCAAGCGATGATCCGAAGGGCGCCTATGTCTGGCGTGACGAAGATGCGAGGCCGAATGAGCCTTCGGACGGCGACGAAAACGCCGATCAGGGCGACGGCAACCAGGGCTAAGCCGGCGACCCTATAATAAAGAGTACAGAAACCCCGCTAGGCTTGCGTCTGGCGGGGTTTTCGCTTATGCCGGTTGGAACCCTTTCACCAACGCGGAGTTGAGCCCCATGGCCTATAAATTCGGCAAGCGTTCGCTGGATAATCTCGCCACCGTGCATCCTGAGCTAGTACGGCTTATGACGCGGGCGCTTGAGCTTTCGGAAACTGACTTTACCGTTATTTGTGGCTATCGCGGTAAAGCCGACCAAGAGGACGCATTTAACCGCAAGACAACGAAAGTGCATTATCCCAACAGCGCGCATAACCAGACCGGGGCGGATGGTAAACCGCGTTCATGTGCCGTTGACGTAATACCGTATCCGTTTACGGGTTGGGATGATCCGGCGATGTTGACCGCTTGGAAGCAGATAAACGAGGCGGTTTCAAAAGCGAGTGCTGAGCTTAGCATTCCGTATCGTTGGGGCGGCGACTTTAACCGCGACGGCAACAAAACGACGCGCGACGGTTGGGACAAGCCACATTATGAATTACATCCTTGGCGCGAATGGGACAAGCGTTAAGCGTTTAGCATATCAGGGGCGAATGGATGGATGCGGCAATAACAGGAATTGTCACCGCGCTTGTTCAGTTAGGGTTGCCAGGAATAGTCATCATTGGATTTGGATGGTGGATATATCGGCAACAACTACGGATAGACGGATTAACTGACAAGCTTATGACAATCACTGAGCAAACAACCAAATCCAGCGGGGAAATGTCGGCGGCGATGAACCGCCTAACAGACAGTCTCTTGCGAGGTAAACCGGAATGATTTCGCTCATGTCACACAATTGGTTTGGAAGCCACAAAAACGACAAGAAAACAGACGAAGCCGTTAACCGCGTTGTTGAAGCGCGGATAGCAGTAACCGACGCGGCAACCCGCCTAGTTAAAGCGTTAGACATAACAGACAGCCGAATGGAACTAACGTTAGGGCGGCTGGCAAGTCAAAAACGAGTGCGGGAATGAATATCGCAATTATCAAACGCCTTATCGTGCCGTATCTGCTTATCAGTGCGGCGCTTTTTTATGTGCTGTTTCAGGCGCTCGCGCCCGATACGCTTATCATGACTTTGAACGCCTTGTTCATCGGCACGATGGTTTCTATTAGCGTTAGCTATGGCGCCATTCTTGTTCCGGCGATTATCGGAATAAAACCATATGACGACGTTCGCGTATTGGCGATTGGTATTTTCGGCGGATGGCTAGCATACGGCATTGTCGTTATCGGCTCTATCTATGTACGTTCCGCCGACCTTCCGACAAGCACACTTGCTATAGCGGCGTTTGGCCGTTGGGTTGCGATCAACAGCGCAATCATTCAAATCGTCGCGCCTGATTTCAATTCATCGCGATCATTCTTTGAGGGGCGCGACCGAAAGCTTTTGATCCTGGGCTTAGCGGCTGGCGTCGTGTTCGCAATTGCAACCTATATGCTTCAAGCACAACAGGCGCTCGAAATATGAACCCGTTGACGCGTTGGCTGACTATCGGACTAGCCCTTGCCCTTGTGGCAAGTGTCGCCGCGACGGGCGTTTATGCCTATTTGTACGCGAGACAAGCAAGCTCGCTTGAAACTGCGCTGGCGTCCAATAAGCTCTTGAGCGCGGCGCTCGATAGGGTTGTTGCTCAGGCAAAGATTGATGAACGGACGGTGGCGAATTTCAATAGACAAGCGGCGGAAATTCAGGCAACGCTAGACCAACAGCAAACAGCCTTCCGCGAGCTAGCCAATGATCCCGAAATTAAAGACTATCTCAGCAAGCGCGTTCCTAGCGATATCCGCGAGTTGTTCGAACACCGATAAGCCGCCGATCACACTAGCGCCGCCCGACGCCCTGCTAGCTCAGCCGCGAATTTCAACGCTCAAGCTGGACACTACCGCCGACTTGATTGAAAGCTTGCAGCGGCGGGAAAGCGAGCTTGGTGCATGTTCAGCGCAGATAGCCGCATTGCGCCAATGGAAGGTTGACAGCCTAGCGAAACCGCTTGAAGAAAAGTAATGCGTTCGGTATGTTGCCGCCATGAGTAATGAGACTGAAATTGTCGAGGAAGGCGGGTTGTTTGGCTTTGTGCCAGCGGCGCCGATGACGTTCGATCCGCACGCCGCCGCGCGGGCGCAAGCGCGTGCCAGGATGGAAGCCGCCGAAAAAGCGGATATCGAGCGCCGGATTGCGACCTTGCCGACGCGCGAAGAATTGGCCGTTCGCGCAATGGACATTTTCACTAGCCCGTTTCCCGCCGACACGAAGCTTAAGGCAATGCAATTTTATGCGCAGCTTATGGGCTTTATGGACAAAGAAGGCAAGGGCGCTAAGAAGGGCGACGCGGATAGCGGACCTAAGATTATGGCCGTTCCGATGATGGCCGATAATGACCAATGGGAAAAGGTTGCAACGAAGTATTCAAAGCAGCTAGAGCGGATTGCGAATGCTGGCGGATAACCTGAATTTTGGTTGGCAGTATTTGCGCGGCACTTCGCAAGAGCTTGCGTTGTCGTGTCCCGCCGATCATATCCTTTTGCATGGCACGCGCGGGCCGGGAAAGACTGACACGCAACTTATGCGCTTTCGCTCGCGCGTCGGGCTAGGCTATGGCGCGTTTTGGCGCGGTATCATCTTTGACCGCGAATATAAGAACCTTGACGATTTGGTTCAAAAGTCAAAGCGTTGGTTTTATGATTTTGGCGATGGCGCCATATTTCTTGAAAGTCTGAGCGCGTTTAAATGGCGCTGGCCGTCTGGCGAGGAATTGCTTTTTCGCGTCGGTGCGAAGCTTGACGACTATTGGAGTTATCACGGTCACGAATACCCGTTTATCGGCTTCAATGAGTTGACCAAGTATCCGACTAGCGACTTTTACGAAGCCATTCAATCAACCAACCGCACCGGCTTTATGCCTGAGCGTGACACGCCGCGCGACGCGAACGGCGAATACAAGACGCCAGACAAACAACCGTTGCCGCCTATTCCGCTTGAAGTGTTCAGCACAACCAATCCATTCGGCGCCGGTCATGCTTGGGTTAAGCGGCGGTTTATTGATGTTTCGGAACCGGGCGTTATAACGAAGATTACAACTAAACTTTATGATCCGGCAACTAAAACCAATATCGAAGTTTCGCGCACGCAAACGCATATCTTTTGCCATTGGAGCGAGAACCCAAACCTAGATAAAAAGTACATCGCGGGTTTGGCTGAGCAAGGCGACGAAAACAGACGGAACGCTTGGTTCAGCGGTTCATGGAACATCAACGCGGGCGGCGTATTCGCGGATTTGTGGCATAAGCCAACCCATGTCATTCCGCGTTTTCCAATTCCGCTGAATTGGCACATTGACCGCGCTTTTGACTGGGGTTCAACGCATCCGTTTAGTGTGGGTTGGTGGTGCGAAGCCAACGGAGAAGATGTTGAATATCGCGGCGTAACATATTCGTTTCCGAAAGGAACGCTAATTCGTTTCTTTGAATGGTATGGCACGGCTAATCCAAACAACTTGGAGCTTAACGAAGGTACGAAGGCATCAGCTAAGGATATCGCAATAGGCATTCTTGAGCGGGAAACAGCTTTGCGCGAGAACGGTTGGATTTATTCGACTGTCTACCCTGGACCGGCTGACAATCAAATCAGGAACGTTAATGAAGCCGAAACGGAAACCATTGAAAAGAAGATGGAAGATAAAGGCGTGCGCTGGACGGCTTCCGATAAATCGAAAGGTTCGCGCGCCATGGGCGTTCAACTTTTTCGTGAAAGGCTTCAAGCATCCGTATTGAAGGAAGGGCCGGGGATTTACGTAATGGATTGTTGTCGCGCGTTTATTGCAACGGTTCCTGATTTGCCGCGAGACGAAAAGAACCCGGATGACGCCGCAACAACCGGACCCGATCATATTTGGGATGAAACCCGATATAGAGTGCTTGCTAGCAGCAACCGACTAGCCAAAGTTATTCGCGTTGATTTCGCGAGATAAGGGGATACGTTATGCCAGTTGAAAGCCGTCACGCCGCATTGCGCGCGATGAATAAGCGTTACGTGAAGATCAATGACGTTCTCGCGGGCGAGGAAGCGATTAAGGCCAGGGCAACAACGTATCTTCCACCGCCGAATGCGATTGATGTTAAAGCGGCAAGGAATGACGCGCGGTATTCGGCTTACATTTCACGCGCGGTATTCTATGAGGCAACACGGCATACACTTGACGGATTTAGCGGCGAAGTGTTTGGAACGCCGCCCGTTGCTGAGCTAGCACCTGGGCTTGAGGCGTTGATTGTTGACGCAACCGGCGACGGCGTTAGCCTAGACCAACTCGCAAAGAAAGCTGTCCGTTTGGTTCTTTCACTTGGACGCGCTGGCGTATTCGTTGACTTCCCCGACCGCTCAGGCATTGTCACAGTTGAAGGCGAGGGTTCAACCGGGGAACCGACGCCGATAACGCGCGCCGAAGTTGACGACGTTCAACCGATCTTGACGGTTTACGAACCGACAAAGATACTTAATTGGCGCACTAAACGTTTCGGAAGCAAGACGCTATTAACACTTTGCGTGCTTGAGGAAGAATACATCGTTAGGGATGACGGCTTTGAACAACAGACGAAAAAACAATATCGCGTTTTGAGGCTTTCAGACGATAGACGATATTCGGTTCAGCTTTATCGCGACAATGTGGCGGGTACGGCGGTATTCCCAACGCGAGGTAACGGAACCGAATTTGATTATATCCCTTTCCTGTTTATTGGTTCGGAAACCAACGACGTTACGGTTGACTATCCGCCCATGTATGCGCTCGCTAACCTGAACCTAGCGCATTACCGTAATAGTGCGGATTATGAAGAAAGCGCGTTTCTTGTCGGTCAACCGACGCCAGTTTTCAGCGGGCTTACTGAGGCATGGGTTGACAAGTATTTTAAGGACGGCATTGTATTTGGTTCGCGAATGGCCGTTCCCCTACCGGCTGGCGCAACCGCCGATCTTTTGACCGCTAGCGAGACTTCCATGATTAAGGAAGCCATGGACCATAAAGAGCGGCAAATGGTTGCGCTAGGCGCTAAGCTTGTCGAGCAAAAGACGGTACAGCGCACGGCAACCGAAGCGGGGATAGATAGCGCGTCGGAAAAAAGCGTTCTTTCGACCGTAGCTGGCAACGTGTCTCAAGCGTTTTCGGCGGCGCTCGATTGTGCGGCGGATTACATCGCGTCAACTGGCAAAAACAGGTATATTCTTAATCAAGAGTATTCAATCAACCTGTCAACACCGGAAGCACTCGCAACAGCGATTTCAACTTGGCAAGCGTCGGGTATCTCGTTTAGCGAAATGCGCAATGTTGCCAGGAAAGCCGGTTACGCAACGCAAGATGACAAAGACGCCAAGAAAGAAATTATGGAAGATGACGAAGCCAAGCTAGATCAGGAAGCTAAGCGCATGGAAACGCTTTCCGGCATTGGTAGCGACGAAAACGGCAAGCCCCTTAATGTGGAAGAATGACAATGGCCGTTGATCTAGTTGACGCGTTGCTTCGCCAGCAAGTTTTTTATGAAATGTGGAAGGAACACGAAGCGCAGGAAGGCGAGCGCACCATTGAAATAATCATTGCAGCGGTTATCGGCGTTATTGCTGGCATGGATAAGCAGGATTTCGCGACAATGACGCGAACCGAAGTTCAAGGGCTTATCGAGCGCGTCAATCGAACCGTTCGCAAACCGCTTGGCGAGCTTAGCCGCAATACGGAGAAGTTTATCCGCGAAACCCTTGTGACAGTTACACGCGTCACAATGGCAAATTATAACGCGGCGGAAGGAACTAACCGTTCTCGTGTTGGAAAGACAGCGGCGGAACGTGCGGCTCAGGTTATCGAGGAAGCAACCGGCGCGGGCGTGACCGTCAAGGAAATGGTTAGCGACTTCGCAGCGGGGTTCGTTAAGAAAGTTCGCGTTGGCATTCAAACAGCCTACGCAAACAAATGGTCTATCGCTGAGCTATTGAAGTACATCAAAGGCGACGCGGCCAAGGGCTATAAGGACGGTGTGCTTAACAAGCTCAAGAATGAAATTCGCGCGCTTATCAAGACAGCGATGCAACACGTTCAAGCCTGGGCTGATTATAACGTCGGACGGTTATTCCATGATTTCTATCAATGGATTTCCGTTCTCGATATGGCGACAACAGACATTTGCCGTTCGCGTCATCGCAACGTCTATCGTTACGGTGCTGGACCGTTGCCGCCCGCGCACTATAATTGTCGCTCGCGCATTGTGGCAGTTGCCGCCGATATGTCAAATCAGATACCGCCCGACTTTTATAGTTGGATTTCGAGGCAACCGGACGCATTTCTTGAAAAGGCGCTATTGCCTTCGGACTATGCCAAGGTTAAGGATGGAACCGCAACTAAGCGGGACTTCCCGAATTACGCAAATCGTAAAACAGCAACCCGCGCTCAATTTGAAAAGAACGCGACGACAACGGAGAATAGTTAAATGCTCAAGCGCAAGATCACGCAAGCGGATTATGACAAACTTTCGGATTCGATTAAGTTCGAATATAAGAAGGGTGACGGCGACGTTTATTTGCTTGAGGTTGACGACGCAACCGATTTGCTTAATGCTCGCGACAATGAAAAGCGCGAAAAGGAAGCTATCGCAAAAGAGCGCGATGACTTGAAGAAAGAACTTAAGATAATCAAGGAAAGCAATTCCAATTGGGAAACCATGGAAGCCTCATATAAAGGCAAAATTGCTAACCTCGAAAACGAAGTTGGAACGCTCAATTCAACGCTTACAGGCGAACGCCGCGAGCGTCACACAAGCGTTGCCGCTGATAAGGTCGCCGCCCGCTTTACAGTTCCGTCTGTCATGAAGCCGCTTATCATGAAGCGCCTGGACATTGACGCCCGCGATCCTTCGAAAACCGTAGTGCTTGACGCGAACGGCAAACCTTCGGCGTTAACTCTTGAGGATTTGACGAAAGAATTTGTTGACAACCCCGAATACAAGGCTATTGTCGTTGCTCATAAGGGGTCCGGTAGTGCCGGGGTCAACCTTCCGGCAGCGCCGGGAAA